CAGGCGGCAAAGCGGCGGTGGCTACTGGGGTCAGGCCAACGAAGGCAGCCGTCTCGACGCTGCCAGTGACTGTGCCAGTGACTGTGCCAATAAAACCGTTGTTCGAAGTGACTGGGCCGGAAAAAGTAGTCGATGCCATGGTGATTTCCTCACATGCGAGTTAAAAGCGCCGCCGTCTGCATGTCGTCAGCCAGGGCTTGGCCGTCTGCAGCGCTTGATAAAGGTGCCCAGAAAAGCCCCCGCATTAAGCGGAGGCTTCGTTTGGCATCTTAGGCAGGGAAATTGTATCGCCCCGCGTAAAACTTAAACTCCGGATGTTCCGAATAAACCGCGTGGGTCAGTCCAGCCCAGAACGTAACGCTCCGTGGCCTTGTAACGCATGCTGTCGGTTTCGAAGTCGCCCTCCATGGATTTCTCCAAGCCGCGACGCATCAACAGCTTCAGACCTTCGGGGGCGTCGGTCTGAATCCACCAGGCGGTGGTCGATGTGATTCGCGAAAGGTTGGCTTGGCCATCGGCCAGCAAGCCCATCGACTTCACAGGGTTGATGTCGTTGTCGGCGGTACCGGAACGCAACACGCTCTTGAGCAGGGTCTCTGCCTGGAACACGTTAGACGGGCCGGCCACGATCTTCTTGGGTGTCAAGCGGATGCGCTTGCCGTTGTTATCAACAGCGTTGCGAATCTGGATGAGCATCTGCTCCAAGGAGGTCTGCGACAAAGCAGCGGCGGTGGACAGCTGGTTGCTGAACGTGCCGTTGACGATTGGGTGGGCCGTGGAGATCAGCGAGACGCCATCACCGCCGACATACGCACCGTTGAAGGCGCGGTTCAGGATGTTGGCAGCCAGGGTCTCTTTGGTCTCGATCAGGGACTGCGCCAGGTGCTTGGCGTAGGTCTGGCCGATACGGATGTGGTCGCCGTCTTCAACCAGAACTTTGGTCAAAGCGAAGGCCAAGCCGTACACCTTGTAAAGGTAGCGCTGCAGGAACAGGACGCCACCGGACTGGTAAGTCACTGCCATGCCGTCAGGCAGCTCAGGCGCAGCACCGAAACCGTACAGGACGGGCTCTTCGTGGTAATTGCGTGGGATGCCTTTTTGCTCGCGGAAAACTTGTTTCCATTCGTCAGCGCGCTGCTCATAAACACCGTCGAACACTTCGTTCAGAATCGGCTCAACTACGGAACGGAAGTCCGTACTACGCATTGGGGTTGCCATTTTTCAGCCCTCCTTAGATGCTGTTGACGGCTGCTTTGTAGGCGTGTTCGTTGATACGAACGGTGGCCACAACATAAGCGTCGGTCAGCGAGTCATTGATGTTGCCAGAGAAGCCGGTGATCTGGAACTGGCCAGAAGTTGCTTGAATGGCGGTGAGGTTGGTATTGCTCAGGCCCGTGCGGGTCGAGCCACCGGGCGAGGCAACAGTCCAATCGCACTCTTCGCCAACAGCCGTTTGAACGGTGGTGCCAGCGGAGGGGTTGTTGTACTGCACCTCGAACAGCGTTTCTGGATCGTCCAGAACCCAAGCGATGATGTCCGTCGCCGTGGTTCCAGAGGGCCAGAAGGGGCTGACGGTGGGCTTGCCCAAAACGTCGGTGTACTGGCAGCCGGCGAAAATACCCAGGAGGGTAATGCCGTCGGTGGTGCCAGCTCGGGTGCCGTCAGACGAACCCAGTTGAACCACGCCGGCGTCGGTCAGCTTCACGGGGTCACCCGAGAAAATGTTGGCGGCGTAGGTGCTTGCTACAGTGTAGGCCTTCGGGCGCATCTGACCACTGTTGTGGTAAGAGGCACGAAAGCCAAAAGGTGCGCTTGTCGATGACATTTGCGTTCTCCTTGAGGGATGGTTGAATTGGACCTAGCTTCAAGTCAGCTCGAAATGAGCTTTCCTGTTTTGCCCAAACTCGGACATGCCATCACCCTTGTCGATCCGCGACTTTGATGCTCGAGCTTGCTGCTCCATGAAATCAGCCGTGTCAGTGAGCTTTTCCTCTTCGCGCATTGGCGCGTCGTGGTGGGCTTCCTGCATGTACTTTTCGTACAGGCTCATGGGCAGCTTGAAAGCAAGCATCTCGTTCACGCCAATAAAGCCGACCCAATCACCCGTTTTAATGGTGACGTAGTCCCAGCCAGGAACATCCTCTGGCTTCAGTGGCTCATAACCCAGACGCATGCGCATGTGGATTGAGTCGCGTGAGTTTGTCGTGGTCAGCCAGCACGTGTGCCAGCTATCAAGTTTTGGCAAGTCCGGAAGTGAGGACTGGTGAAACTGCTGCCGGAACATTTCAACCCGCTCATCATCGGACAGAGCGCGTGATTCTGTTGCAGCACGATCTACCATCGCACGGCTCTCACGGTTGTCACCAGCGGATTTTTTTAAGCGTTCATCGGACATTTATTGCTCCTTTCAGCAATTGGGTGAAATTATAGGTCTGAATCTGTTTTAAAACAATCAAGAGCGTTTTGCTCTGTCGTACTCGGAATACCGCTTGACGTATTTTTGACGCAAAAGCGGGTCATCCCAAACGCCAGCGTCAATTAACGCCTGCTTGCGCTCGGGGCTGATGTACACCTCGTTGCGGGTGGAGGTCGGTGCGTGCTCGCGGCCAGAGCCAACGGCTGGGCCACCGCGCGGCGTGCGAAGCGACTGGGCTGGCTTTTCGGCCGCGCCAAACTTCTCCGGGATGCGCCGCGCTGCACGGTCACGCAGCTCGTCCCAATACTCCTCGGTGTCGGGACGCAACCCCTCGCGGTGGAGGGTCTGGTCGATGGCCAGAACAATCGCTGAGTTTTCGTCTCGGCCTTGCGGGTCGTACCACTTGTTCTCGCTGATGAACTCCTTGGCGTAGTGCAAGGTCATGTCGTCCATGCCTTGGTTCTTTGGCAACTGCCGCTGCTGTGCTGCCTGCTGCTTCGAAAACGCCAACTGCTGCGCTTTTTGCAAGGCTTGGTCGCGGTAGCGCATCGCCTGCGTAACGTCGTCACCATTGCCTGCGGCTACAGCCTTGGAGATAACACGCTCAGCCATTTCGGCCTCGTTGCGGGCCTGGGCGATCTGGGCGTCAAGCTGCCCGAGGTCGGCTTGGTGCGAGCGCTGCTCAACGCTGCCCATGCGGCGCTCCAGGTCATCGTTGCGCTTGCGCAGGAAGTCCAGCTCGAGCTTGTCCCGGCTGATGGCATCATCGCGGCGCTTTTTGCGGTCAACTTTCTCCAAGCGGCGGCGCTCACGGATGGCCTCGCGCTCTTGGTCGTTGGAGTCGCCCCCAGCGCCGTCGTCGTCCTCATTGCTTACCAGTCGTTCGTCATCGCCATCGTCTGTTGTGACCGGCTTTTCTTCAACGATGATCAGCTCTTCGTTATCGGGACCGCCGTCGTCTTCTTTCATTGTTGGCATTTTCAGCTCCTTTCAGCTTGATTGGTTTGAGCGTTGTTCGGCAAGTTTGGACCTCAACTCGTAACCCATGAGGGGCCACATCTTTTGCACAGCGTTGGCTCGTGCGATTTTGCGGCCTATTTCGGGATCAAAGTTTTCGGGCGATGCACAGGCGCTCTCGCCGGTCACGGTGAATCCGTTGCGCAGGACAAGGACGCAGAAAGTCAGCAGACCAAGCGGAGCCAAGTCGGAGTTGTCTACGGCTGGCTTCTCCCTGCCGACATAGGTGTCGTTATCCAGAGCGCCGCTACAACCGTCCCGTGCGGTGAAGTAATGCTCACCGGCAATGCACGACTCAATGTCAACCGGCGTGATGCGCGGGGCGGTCTTGCCCTTGGCAATGATTTCCTGCTCAATTTGTGTGTCGGTGGTCATGATCGACCCTTAGATGAACGCACGAATGGCCAGCGGGTCGCCGACCACCTGCCCGATGATGTCCAGATCGTTGAAGATCACAAACAAAGCGGACTCGCCGGTTTCCAGGGCGACTTCCCAACGGTCGCCGCCGTACTTGGCCACGCGCACGTAATCGCCGGGTTTGCACCAGCTGCCCTCGGGCCAAGAATCCATGCTGTTTCGGTTCTTGAAGGCAAGGGCGCCAACGGATACAACGCGGGCCACTTGCGTGTTCCACTTTTCCGTGTCGCGGGAGCCGTTGTCAAGAATGATGCCCGAGGCAGTCTTGGCCTTGGGGCTTCGAATCTGCACCAACACGCGACTTCCAAATGGGACGATGCCAGGCTCAGCATGGGGGAACGCCTCAATTAACGCTTCACTCATCTTCTGCTCCTTTCAGCAGTTGCGGGCAGCCAACACGGCGGCCCTCAAAAAATATTACAGACCCGTTTGATCACAGGTCTCGGTCGCCGTTTCGATCTTCGTCTAGCATGTCGACCAGGGCTTTGATGGCTGCTTCGTATCCAGCGACCATTCCCACCCGGTACCCATACTCGAAGGCGTCTCGGTTGACCGGGCGCTTGAGGGCTTCAAGCGCAAATTGCTGCTGCTCGGTCTTAAACCGGCCAAGCAGCTGTTCTTCAAATCCCATCAGCAGGGCGTCTTAGGCATGGACGGCGCGGCGGGCAGGGTCTGGCCCGTGACGGGCTGACCGGCTGCCATGCGGTGGTGTTGATTGACCAGCGCGCCGGTCATCGGCACGGTGCCTTGGGTTGGTTTGTCGCTCATGAGGTGCTCCTTGTAAAAATTAACGGGTGCCCGGGTTGATGCCCGTGCCAGTGCTCACAGAAAACTTTTCGCCCGTGGCGATCTCTGCCGCCGCCAGGCGCATGGCTGTGGCGTTGTCTTCTTGGTTCATTTGCAAACGGGCATCAATCTCGGCTTGGGTCAGATTGTTCTTAGCGGTCTGGTGCAGCTGCTCAGCCTGGAAGTTCTCAGAGCGTGCGCGCTGCTTATCAGCCAGTTCGGCGGCATCCATCTGGGCCTTGACCTGATCAACCTGCGCGACCTGGGTTGCTTTTTGCTGCTCAATCTTCAGGCGGGCGGCGTCGGACTGAGCGCGCTGATCCAGTGCGGCCTGTTGGAGCTGGGAGCTCATCTGTGCGATCTGCATGCTTTTGTCAGGCGGCAGCTGAGGCTGAGGCGCGTATTGCTCGGCCATCTTGTCGATCTGGGCAAGCTCCTGGGCGAACTGCGCGAGCTGCTGCTCAATGATCTGTTGGACCCGAATAATCACCTGGACCTGCTGCTTCGCGTCGTCCTTTATCAGCTTTTGCTCTTCCGCCCGTTGAACGGCCTCATGCGCTTGCGTGAGGTAAAAGTTGAGCAGGTGGTCGCGCAAGTGCTGAGCCATCGGGTACAGGTAGGTCTTGACCATCGCCGGGTTCATCCCAAACATCGGCGACTTCAAGAACGCCAGGTGCGTCTGGATGTGGGCCACGTGGTCCTGCTTTGGCAGCACGTAAACGGGCCGGCTCATCGTCGCCGCCACATTCTCGCTGACCGGGTCCACATCGTCTTGGCCAGGCTGAGGCTGCAGCACGTCGTCCGGGCTGAGCTTCAGGTTGCGAAGGAACATTTCCTCGACCTTGCGCGCGTCGTACATCTGCGGCAAAACGGCGGAGCGCTGCAGCACGGCCTGGACCTGGGCGAAGCGTTGGGCCTCGCTGAAGATCGCTGGGTCGCTGACCGGGATCACGTCCATCGGGCCGTCGAAGTCTTCGGGCTTGATCTCCAGCCCAGCCTCCATTTCCTCAATCCCCTCTTCGGTGAGGTACGCGCTGTTAATGCGGTGCAAAATCTTGAATACCCGCGACATGGAGCTGTGCAAGCGCGAGTGGATCGAGCTGAACACGACCATGCCTTGCTCGATCAGCGCCAGCGTTGTGCCCACAGGCGCGTTGGCGTTTTGGTCGCTCAGCTTCTCGAACGAGGTCTGCACCACGCCCTTGCCGGCATCAACCAAGAAGCCGAGCAGCTGGAACAGCGTCGGGCTTGGGCCGTTAAATGGCAGCGGCATGGCCAGCTTGCGCACGTCGTCGACCAGTGCGCCGCCCTCAAGCTCAACAACCTCGGTCGGCTGCAGGTTGATTGTCTGACCGTTAGGGCCGCCCTTGAGCTTGAGCAGCGTGGGAATATTCTGGATGTGGGCCGAGTCCAGCAGGGCGCGCAAGGCTCCAGTGGCCGCGCCGGACAGGCCGCCAATCATGTGGGTCAGGCCAATCGGGTACGCGCCGCGCCAAGGGACGAACGGAAACTCGACAATCCAGTCCAGCTCCTTGCGGCGGCTGTCGTCGGCCTCCCAGTTGCGGTACAAACCGCACGCCTGGCTGCTTGGCTTGTCGATGCTGATGATGTACGGCTCCATGCCGTCACCAAAATCGAGGTGCGTGTAAATCTCAAAGATTGTGCGCAGGCCGTCCTCGTTATAGGATGATTCCTCTCGGCCTTCGATTTTGTTGTTTGCTTTGCTGGCCGCGCTGTAATCAACGTCGCCAGGCGAGCCCAAGTTGATGTCGATGTACATTTCCGCTTTGATGCGGCGGTTGAACTCAGCCTTGGTCACGTACTGCACGTGCGTCTTGCGCTCGGCAGAGTAAAAGTTGGTGGCCGCAAACGGCAGGTAAATGTCGTCGATCGCAATAAACTCGGACGTCGGGCGTTTCCACTGAGGGGACCACATGAGCTTAAGGTACTGACCGCCGCCCAAGGGCAGCTGCGTGCTCAGCTGTTCGAGCTCGCCTCGGAACTCGCTCATCTGCTCGGTCGTCTGCCAGTTCATGAACTCAGACTTGCGGCGCGACTTTTCCAACTTCTTGGGGTCAACGCTGCCAAGCACCTTGGACTTGACCGGGCCGCCGGGCGGGAAGATTTCCTTCATCACCCTGGCCGAAAAGTCAACGCAGGCCTCGACCAGCATCGGGTGCACGACCTTGTTGGCGCCGGCAAACTGTGCGCCGCCTGGGGCATCGTCGCCCAGGCCGGTGCGGCGAAGGCCCTCTTCGTAAAGTTTGTCGCGCTTTTGGCGGGCTTCTTTGTCGCGATCTATTTTCTCGAGCAGGTCGGTCACAACATCGGAGAGGGTGGACTGGTCCACCTCGTCGACGATGTTTGCAAAGTGGGCCATCTTCTCGGCCGCGTCTTTTTTGTTCTCAAGGCGAACGATTGCGCCGCCGTCGTCTGTGTCCTCGACTTGCATGTCCTCATCTGGGAGAGACAGGCCTTCGGCGCGCTGCTCCTTGTCGCTTGGGTTTTCGTCTGTGCCGCCGTTCAAGAGTTGGTCGTCCATTGTTTTCAGCCTTGGTTTAGCGCGCGTTCATTGCGTGGAGCTCGCCCACAATGCTGTCGATTCTAGCCAGGTCAAAGTCGACTGTGGGGAAATTCGCACCGGAGACTGCGCCGCCTTCGGAAAAGCCGTGCACTTCACCGCCTAGGGCAAAGTTTTCGGGCGGTGGTCCACCCTGCCCCATCTCGGCTTGATACGCCTTGAAATCGTCTTCTGTCATGAATGCGGGTTTTCCC